TTGTTCGGGGCAGAAGTGTTGACCGCAATCGAATGTAAAGACCACAAACGACCGTTAGACGTAGGCTTTGTGGACGGTTTCGAGAGCAAGCTCCGCGATACGCCAATCTGTAATGGCGTTATGGTCAGCCGGTCTGGTTTCAGCAAAAATGCAAGGAAGAAGGCTAGAAATGTGGGTATTCAGCTTTATCAATTGGACGACGCCGCAAATCTCCCTACACAAATCCTTGCTCAACTACCGGTGTATGTCAGGGTCTTAGACTACGACAATCTCGTGTATATGGTAGCTCTGGCAGAAGCTGGAAAAGATGGCATCAAGGTGGATACAAGGATGCCTTTTGGCTTCGATGTTGTTAAAGCAACAAGTGAGGCGATATTAAACCTTGGACCCCAAAACTTTCTCGATTTCAACGAACTTGTTCTCAATGTTGATGATAAGGTCGGCATCAAATTTGGAAAAGAGGAAGGCAACCAAGTTGCGGTCAAAGACGTGCAAGTCCGGTGCAAGCTTAAACTATCGACCTTCGTTGGTAAGCTGAGTGACTTCCCCGGAGCGAAGTCTTTCGTAAGCGTCGATAATGGGCCTAAAATGCTTGTCATACCGCTCGACAACCCGGAGGAATTAATCGAGAAATTACCCAATCTATACACAAAGACCGGAGTGCTGCCCGGTGAAAAGCGGCCGGCGATTTTTGTTCTCATTGTACCCTCGAACCCAGAGTTTTTTCAGACTGCTCAATCATTTAATATGATGTGGATCAAAGGTGGAAAAGGTTTATCCTTATCGAAAAATCAAGATTTCAACCGGCTAATGAAGTTGCTCGACAATTGCAAGTAAACGGATGCTATGACCGATGCGGAGCCATGACTTGTTGCCATAGCTCTCAACCCATCCGATTGAGAGAGACAATAGTACTCGCAGTTGGGGCAATAATGTTCAGCAGGAGTAGTCAAATTTGTCCGGCATATCCCGCAGCTTTGTCCGAAAGCTGTCGCCGCGCTATACTGCCAATAGCGCCGCCGCTCTATAGGATTCGATCTTATAGACAGGTATGGGGGGGTACTTCTATTGTCAGTAGGCCGTCTCAAGGTCAAACGCCCCGATAGCCCCAATAAAACAAGGGGCTAAACGGTTCTGCCGCTGATTTAGCTGTTGGCAGAGAAAATGAGCAGAATGCGCAAAATCGGCTCATTTATTGTCAGAGAATGATCAGGAACGAGTGGAAAATGAGAAAGGTTGGCGCTTAGAGCGACCGACCAATCCAGACGACGCGGCCTACGGGATGAAACTCATCGCGTTGATCGGGTTTGATCATGAATTCTGTATATTCCCTGTTGTCCGAGCGCGCAAGAATGCCGTCAGGCAGTTGTTGAAGGCGCTTTACGAAATTCAGATCGCCCAAGGTAAAGCAGTAGATGCCAGCGTTAATCGGCTTTACTGCGGCGCTCCGGTCAATCATGATCATATCGCCGTCACGCATGGTGGGCTCCATGCTGTCGCCGCTGGCGTTGATGATAAACATATCTTCAGGATTACCCTTGACGTGTGTCGTGAAGAAATCAGCTGGAAACGGCACATAATCCATGATTTTTGCATCGTGCAGGAAGCGGCCATGACCAGCTGATGCGCTTACCGGGTACCGAGGCATTTGCAGAAGGTTCGGCAAGGTCAACTGGACCGTTTCCTGACACATTTCACCTTCTCCGGATGCAAGCCATCCAATATCGACACCTCCTGCCTTTGCAAGAGCTACCAAGCGTTCACGAGATGGGTCTGAATCACCATTTCTATATTTGTCGATAACACGTCGAGATAGCCCAGTTGCGTCTGAGGTCGCGCTCGGACCACCCGCAAGATCAATTACTCGGCTGACCCTCTCTTGGAACGAAAGTGCCACGTCAGACTTCCCAATCTCTATCTCTGACCACATCGGTCAGTGTTTTTTTCAGGCCAGAGATAAAATAAGCACTTTCATACCAATGATTTAGCATGACTGTGCGCAATTCTATCAACGCAACCCAACTCTGACGCACTTTTGTGCTTGATGATCAAGCACGTTCGTGCCATGCTCATGCTCAGAGGCGCGTTAAACAGTCACGAAAAACCGCCCAGAGCAGAACATAGGATGAGCAGATGAACCAGAATGCCCATAACTGGCATCCTGCCGATATTTTGGCCGCCGTGCAGAAAAGGGGGCGAGACCTCGCCTCCGTAGCACGTGCCAACGGCATCGCCCCCCGTACCGCAAGCAAGGCCCTGCAGGAGCCTTGTTACTCAGGAGAGCAGGTTATCGCAGAGTTCCTGGGCAAGGCTGCCCATGAGATCTGGCCAAACCGGTATGACAAAGCTGGTATTCCGCTTCACCCCCGCATCCGTAAACAGTTTAACGCGCCTTGTGGCACGAACACCAGTCAAAAAATGGAGCTGGTTTGAACATGGCGCGGCTGTATCTCGTACGATTGACTGAGGAAAGGCCGAAGACGCTTTTCTGGATCAGCGAGTTAGTTGCTGGCAGTGCATTTGTGGTGCTGATGCTTGCCGTATTGTTCGGCCCCTACCTATTGGGATGCGTTCCCAAGGTCGAGGCCGAGATTGTGGGGGCGCTCAAATGAAGCAGTGTTACTGCAATCCGGCTACTGCTTTCGAATTGGTCGCTGAGCAGGAAGACTTGGAAAAGTTCCACGCGGTCGTGCGTCAAGCGTTCGAGTGTCAACATCCCTACCGCCACCTAGCAAGTACATTAGCAGCAATGCCTTTGCTGAGCTCATGCGATCCAATCCTTCAGGTAGGTGCGCAATGACAGGGTTATTCTGTGCGGCATTTGCAGCGATGACGGTTTCGGACCAAATAAGCCGCTCGATCATTACTCGCCAGCCACCTGCAGAAAGCCCGTCCCATCCGGCAAAGCTGTCTGTCATGGCGAGTTGGCAGAGTGCACCGTCCGTTTCCTCATCATGTATCCTGTCGAAGGGCGCGGATTTGATCGCATCGTATCTTGCGGTGAACATGGGATGCAGTTCGAATAGAAGCTCCAGCGCCTCCCATGGATCGACTGGCATCGGCGGCGGCAATTCTTTTTCTTCTGGGAAACGGTCAGCGCAGTACGACATCCAGACTTCGGACAACTGCATTCGAAATCTCCTTTGCGATATTGGTTGTGTTGGTCGCTTTGGGGACGCTTGGCGGGGCGGCAACCCCGCCAAGCACTTTGGACTAAATAGGTTTTCTCCGGTTTCACACCCCCCTGAACTCAGTTCAGGGGAAATGATCGGAGGCGCTTATGTCTGACCAGCATTATTTTCCGATTGCCAACATCAAAGCCGCCGCAGAGCGCCGCCGCGCACGGCGGGCGCAGCGTTTAGCCCTCGTCAGTTCCCATCCCTTTTTGGAGACGCACCCGCTCCGCAAACTCGTCATCGCTGACAAGTCGGCTCAGGAAAGCCTGGAACTGGACGATCTTGCTGGTCAGGGAGTTGCTGGGCAGCTTCCCGTGGAAGGGAGCATCAGGGCGGACGAGATCCTGCATTTCGATAGCGAAGCGCCGCAAAGTGTCGTCGGTCAGGATGACGGAGGCGGTGACGATGCGCTCCAGTAACTCTATCCGCTCCTCGGCATCTGTCAGTTGCGCTTTGAGTCCTGCGATTGCGGCAGATTGTTCATTCGGTTTCATTGGAATTCCTCATAGCGTTGGTCCTTGTTGTGGACGTTGTGGGGACGCTTGGCGGGGGTGGAGCCCCGCCAAGCACCTTACCTTTTTTTTGCGCGTTTTGAGGGGTTTGGCAAACTCCCCGAGATGCCGCATGATTAACGCGCCTGTTGGCATGAATTCTGAGTGTCAGGGGGCGAATCATGCCTAGGCCTCGCGACCCCAACACCATCGATATGTTCACCGACTGGCAGCCGCCGCAGGTAGCTGTGACACTGCCGCCGGAGGTCACCACGGGTGGCAATCTCGCCAGTCAGATCGCTCGCGCAGTGAGCCGGGCCCTGAAGGCGTCTGAACTCAGTCGCGATCAGATCTCCGAGGCGATGTCCGAGTATCTGGGCGAGGATATCAGCAAGAACATGCTGGATGCCTATGCCAGCGAGGCTCGGGAAAGCCACCGCATCACGCTGGAGCGGTTTCTCGCTCTGATGCACGTCAGCGGACAGCACGGTCTGCTGGGCTTTGTTGCTGAGCAATTCGGTTTGATCGTTGTTCCAGAGCGCTACAGCGACCTGATCGAGCTTCATTACATCGAAGAACAGGAACGTGCCCTGGCCGCGCGCAAAAGCGCCAAGCTTGCGCGCTGGAAGGCTGGCCGATGAGTGATGTTGACAGCTTGATCTTAAAAATCGCGAAAAATGATAACTTTGGGGTTGCCGCCGATTGGGCCGCACTCAGGCTAGGCGGTCTTCCTCAAACCGAAAGCGGTTTCATTCGCTGGGTAAAGGCAGAGGGCCTTCAATATCCCGGATCAGAAGTTGCACGTAAGCGCAGCGGTCGAGGCGGTGGGTGGGAATACAGCTTGAATGCTCTGCCTCCCACAGAAAAGGCGGAATTTGACCGCCGACTGCAGGCAGCACAGGCAGAGTATCGGCGTCGGTGCGATGCGATGCAGGCTGAAGCCGATCTGGTCGTTCAGAAAACCGCTGTGGCCGAAACGTCTGAGGCCATTGAAGTAAGCGTATCCGCACATCGCCGGCGGGTTATGGAAGCACGCGCTGCCATCATTCTGGAAATTGACCGGCGACGGCTGGCTGAAGGTCTGAAACTGGACAAGACCATCAAGCTTGTTTTGGCGGAAGCCAAAGCTGGGCTGTGCGAAGAGCGGTTGGCAAACCTGCTCAAAATCGCTTCTGACCGCAGCCGATCTGCGGTCCCTTCCGAACGCTCAGTTTATCGTTGGCGCTCGGCTTACGCGGACGCTGATGATGCAGGTTCGGATCGTGCCCTCGCTCTTTTGCCCGGCACACGGAAGATAAAACAGAACATCACCGATCTGTACCCTTGGCTGATCCCGTTTCTGCGTCACTATGCAAAGCCATCAAAGCCCAGCATTTCGGCAGCGATAAAAAACTATCGGGATGCGGATGATCGGATCGGCGATGTGCCCAGCTATGACCAGGTGCGCCGCGCCCTGAAGGCTCTGAAGGGCACCTCGGATCACCTGATGGCCCACAAGGGCCGCGAAGGCCCGCTTGCCCTGAAGGCCCGCTCCGCTTTTGTCTCGCGCTCGGTTGAGGGGTTGGAGCCTGGTACGATCTATACCGGCGACGGCAAAACCTTCGACGCCGAGGTGCAGCATCCGCGTCATGGCAAACCGTTTCGGCCCGAGATCACCACCATCATTGACGTTGCCACACGCAAGGCTGTGGGCTGGTCAGTCGGGCTTGATGAGAATGCCGAACTGGTTGCGCAGGCCATCCTTCATGCCGTCCAGAACCATGGCATTCCCGCTATTTTCTATGCTGATCGTGGCTCTGGCTACAAAAACAAGATGATCAGCACGACTGCACATGGTCTTTGTGCGCGCCTGGGAACCACAGCCACCCACTCACTTCCGTACAATTCCCAGGCGCGCGGGGCGATAGAACGTGTTCACGGCACTATCTGGAACCGGTTGGCCAAAGACTACCCCAGCTATATGGGCAAGGACATGGATCCCGAGGCCGCGAAGAAGGTCTTCAAGGAATCCCGCCGTGCGCTGCAGATCATTGAGGGCAAGCGCAAAGTCGAAGACCCCAAAACACTGCTGAAGGCAGAGCGCACTTATGCCCGGCTGATTATCAGTTGGCAGCAATTTGTCGAGGACGTCGATACCGCCATTGCCGAATACAACGACACACCGCATTCCAGCATGCGGATCCGCGATCCCGAGAATGGCCGGATGCGCAGCGCCTCGCCCAACGAAGTATGGGCGCAGTTTGAGGCGACCGGATTTCAAGCGTTTCAGCTTGATCCGGGTGAAGCTGATGATCTGTATCGGCCCTACGAGAAGCGCAAAACCAAGCGCGCACTCATCGAGATGCACACCAATAGCTATTTCTCGCTGCAATTGGAGCCATGGAACGGCGAGTATGTGTTTGTTGGCTTCGACATTCACGACGCTCAGAAGGTCTGGGTCCGTCAGATCGAGAAGGTGGACGGCGCAGAGGTGCCGGGCCCGCTGATCTGCGTGGCCGAGTTTGCCGGCAACGAACAGCGCTATGTGCCTGTCAGTGCTCAGAAACTGGCCGAAGAAAACCGCCTCAAAGGCCGATTGCGTCGCCACCAGGTCAAAACCGAGGAAATCGAGGCGGAAGCCCGACCGCAGTTGGAACATCAGCAGGTTGTTGAACTGGCCCTGCCACCCCTGCGCGAACCCGCTTCGGTTCCTGCAGATGCCGTGGACGCAGAGGTGTTGTCATTCCAACCCGGCCCCAGCGCATCTACGCCACGGGCCAATCATCGCAACCCGTTTCAGGATGTCGACCTCGATCTGGCCTGGGACATCGTTGAGGCACCGGAGGATTACGAGATTCCACATGGCCATGTCCGTCTGATGAGCGCCCTGATGGGCAATCGGGCCTTCGTGGACATGATGAGGGAAGTGGGACTGCCGCTGACTGATTTAGCGGATCGTTTAGCGGCAGCCCAATCATCACTGAAGAGCAGTAACGGAAGGTAGACTACATGAAACCTGTCTTTGTGAAAACGCAAAATTACCATGCGTTTCAGAATGCGCTGAAGAGCCTCAACGGCCGGGGCGCAGAAGAGTGCGTGTTTGTCGTTGTCGACGGCGAACCCGGCCTCGGAAAGACAACGATCCTCAGCCGGTGGGCCGCTGAGAACTCTTGCCTGTACATGCGCGCAAAGACCGAATGGTCCGCGCCATGGTTCATGGGTGAACTTCTGGACGAAGTCCGTGTCCCGCAGCCGCACCGCCACGAAGCTCGCTTCAAAGCCGCCCTGCAGGCGCTCGGTGAGCGCGCCCTTCTGGCCGATCAGATGGGCCAGCAGTTTGCGGTAGTGATTGACGAAGCCGACCACGTTTCCAGCAAGAAGAAGGTCATTGAGACCATGCGGGATCTGGCAGACTTGTCGGGTGTGCCCTTCATTCTTGTTGGCATGGGCAAGATCCGCGACAATCTGACGAAGTTTCCGCAGATCGCTTCGCGTGTCAGCGCGCCGGTGCGGTTCACGACCGCCACGCAGAGCGATGTCGAGTATTTCCTCGCCGAAAAGTGCGAAGTGCCGGTTGCGTCGTGTCTGGCCAGCTTCGTGCTGCGCGCGACAGGCGGTTACAATCGTGAAATCAAGGAAGCCATCCAGTCGATTGAGCGCTTTGGGCTGCGTGTTGCACCAGCTGATGCAGACCTTGGTCTCACCCTGCGCGAGATGGCCGGTCAACATCTGATCAATGACCGTAAATCCGGCTATCCGATCAAGGTGCCCGGCGCAGAAGGGCTTGCGGCATGAGCGGCGGGGCGCATCAGACCATGCTGCTCCATCATCTCGGAAACACCTGCAAGACCATTGAGGTGCTGACTGAAGATCTGGGGCTGGACCGCAGGCAGATCAGCAATGCCGCCACGGCGCTGATCCGGAAAGACTATCTGGAGCGCGTCGAGCTGGGGTGTTTCCAACTGACCGAATTTGGCCGGGCAGCTGCCCAGCGGGGCGAGCAGATCACATCGGGGCCAAATGGCGCGCATGAGAAACTGCGTCGTGCGCTGCCGAACACTCTGCGCCAACGCGCTTGGAGCGCCATTCGCATCCAGCGCCGGTTCACGGTTCAGGACATTCTGACGGCGGCCGCCACCGGAGCAGAGGTAAGCGCACATAACAACCTCCAGCGCTATTTTAAGGCACTGTGCGATGGAGGTGTCTTGCGCCGGCTGCCAAAGCGGCAGGCTGGTTCCGCCCCGACATCAAACGGGTTCGCTCAGTACACGCTGGTTCGGGATCTTGGGCATATCGCTCCCAGCTACCGGGCAAAGGCCGGATCCCTGATCGACCACAACACCGGCGAGGAGATCGCCGCGTGAAGGACTGGATGGAAAAGCTCCGCGAAGTTGTGGACGCCAGCAGCTGTGCCGCTGTCGGTCGCAAGATCGGTTACTCCCGCGTGGCGATCTCGCACATCTACCATGGACGGTATGGTGCCAACACCGACCGCATCAAGGCTGCGTTCCTTGAGGCTAATGGTGACGGTCCCGACTGCCCGCATCTCGGTCAGGCCATCAGCCCGGCCGAGTGCGCAGACTACCGTTCCGGCCCCATGCCCACCAGCGATCCCACCCGTTTCAAACGCTGGACGGCCTGTCAGGCCTGTCCGCTGAACCCTGACCGTAAAAGGACATCGAATGCCTGAACACATTCAAGCCCTGATCGATCTGGCGCAGATCTACTTCGAAGACGGAGCGCCGATCACAGCTGCTGACCGTCTGAGATCAGCTGCAGATGAAATGCAGAAGATCGCCGATCAACGCCTCGCGTTAATCGCCGAAATCTCATCCGAAAAAGGGACAACCAATGCAGACCGTTAACCACATTGCCCAGAATTACATGGAGGCCAATGCCTCTCTTGGCCGCATTCGCGCCGGTGCCCAGCTGGCGCTGACCATGGTCGACGCCGACAGCTCGGTCGGTGCGATCATCCAGGCGCTGAAAGATGAAGCCGAAACCGGCCTTCAGCTCGACCTCGGCCCGCTCACTGAAAACCGCTCTTAGGAAAGCCGCCATGCAGAAACGATACGTCATCACGGTGACCGAAATCGGTGAAGAAAAACGGATTGTAGGCCGTCAATGGAAAGAGGGAGCAGGTGACGGCGGCAGCCATGGATACACCCCGGAGACAGAAGCCACGCGCGACTATGAACGCGAAATCTTCAAGCAAACAGTGCCCGATTTGGACCTGTCCAAACTGGTCATCACCATAAACTCATAAAGGACAAAAACAATGGCATCACGCAAAGTCAAAACCGCAGCCGCCAACCTGCCAATCCCGCAGGATGACAGCGAAGCCCGCGCGACAATCCGCGAGATCGGCGATCTGAGCCGGGACGCGCTTCGCCTGGAAGCGGAGATGAATGACAAAATCGCCAAGCTGCAGGAGGATTATGGCGAGATGGTCTCGCCGATCCGCGAGTTGATCACCGCGAAACAGGAAGGCCTGAAGATGTTCTGCGAAGTCAACCGGGATCGGCTGACGGGTGGCGGAAAGGTCAAATTCCACAAGTTTGCCACGGGTGAGATTTCTTGGCGGCTGCGCCCTGCAAAGGTGAGCATCCGTGGCAAAGACGCGGTGATCGCGGCCATCAAACAGGCAAAGCTGAGCAAGAAATTCCTACGCGTCAAAGAGGAAATCAACAAGGATGCCATGCTGGAGAAGGATAACCGCACCATCGCGGCTGCGATCTCGGGTGTGACCATCGGTTCGGACGGCGAGGACTTCATTGTAGAGCCGTTTGAAACCGAACTGGCGGAGGCAGGCTGATCATGGGCGCGCGCACCAGCAAAACCGCCAGCGACGGGACGAAAACTGACTGTGAAGCCTGCGGCAAAGCCGTGCGCGGACAGAAAGGTCTGAAAGCACACAAGGCTGTCTGTACCGGAAAACCGGACTGAACCGAATACGGCGGGCCACTCATATTGCCCCGCCCAAAGCCGTCGCGCGCACCTGCTCGCCGTGCGGCGGCACCAACCACAAGGAAGAGAAATGTTCTTTTTGACCGAAGACTCAGTTGCCGAGCGCAAAAAGCTCAAGACGTTCAGCGGCACGACGCGAGCGGGGAAACACGTCCTTAAGCTCGAGGTTGAGTACGGCAGTGCCATGGATATGGCGTTGGATCTGGAAGGCCTTCAGCGCGTCGCCGACGCCCAGAAGCCCAAGCGCAAACCCGCCACGCGCGGCAGGAAAGCCCCCGCCAAACCCCGCCAGATCACCAACAAAAAGCCGCTGGCCCTGCCTGCGCCCGGAGAATTCGAATGACCAATTTGCACACCCAGCAAGGCACGATCACCCTTGAGGAATTGCCCTTGTCGGTGCTGACCGCCAGTTCCCTGGCCGACACGCTGGCGAAGATCAACCGTTTCGCCGGGCGCACTCCGGTCCCGTGGTCGGTTGCTGCGCATTCCGTCGTTGTGTCTCGCCTATGTTCTGATCCGACGGAAAAAGCATGGGGCCTGCTCCATGACGCTCATGAGGCGTTCATCGGTGACATCATTACCCCGGCGTTGGAGTTCATCAGCCAACACACGGACTATAGTTACACGATCAAAAACAGCACCAAACGAGCCAAACGCAGCCTCGACCGACAGATCCGCGCCGCATGGCAGGTCGCCCGCAAATCCGGTCCGCATGAAGTCGAGCTGTTCGATTGGGTCGCGTACCAGGCCGAGCTTTCGGTATTCTTCGGCATGGCTCCCGAAAGCGACACACATGGTCATATCGAGCGCGCCATCAATCTGATCCGCGAACTGCAAACCAGCGCCGACTGGCGCTATTTCAGAGCGCTCTGGGCCGACGAAGCGTTGCACTTGGCGCGCCTTGGCCTCGTTACGCCTCCCAAAATCGAAACCTGATCTAACCCGAAGGAGATCGAAATGCCCCGAAACGAAGATATTCATATCGGCCAGCGTATCCGCCAGCGCCGCCATGTCATGGGAATGACGCAAAGCGAGGTCGCCTCGCGGATTGGTACCAGGTTCCAGCAGCTGCAGAAGTATGAGACCGGTGCCAATCGCGTCAGCGCATCGCGCCTGTGCGATCTGGCCAATGCCCTGCAGGTCGCCCCTTCGTATTTCTTTGAAGGGCTGAAGCAGCCTGCGGAGACCTCTGAACTGCGCAGCATGACCGAGTTGAAGCTATTGGAATTCTACCGTCGCTCCCCTGCCGACGCGCAGATCGCCCTCCTCAACATCGCAGAAGCAACCGCGCAACCCAGCGCATAACCCGAAGGGAAAATCATCATGAAAACGATCACCAAGAAAGACATGATCCGCGAAATCGCCGACGCCCACGGCACCAACCAAACTGTCGTGCGCGCCAGCATCGATGCGTTTCTCGATGGGATCGCGCAAGCTGTGGCCAACGGCACCGAGGTGTCGATCCCCGGCTTCGGCAAGTTTAAACGCCGCGACATGCCCGCACGCAAGGGTCGCAATCCGGCCACCGGCGAGAGCATCGACATCGCAGCCAGCAGCACCCTGACCTTCAAGTGCGGTCAGCAGATGAAGAACCGTCTGAACTGAATGCGAAACCGTCCCGGTGTTCACGCCGGGATGGTCATCGGGGCGTGGTGACCCCGGTCTGATGAGCAGCCAGAATGAGGCAGAAATGGAATACAAACTAAACGAAATCCAGCCGGGTAAGTTTGAAGTCGTAAGCTCGATGCCTGTAGTCATGGGCACATTCACGGACCCTGATATCGCGCGAAAGTTCATGCTCTTCCTGAAGGAGGAGGAGATCGACGCGCAGAGCGAGCTGGACTCGGCAGCGGCCAATGCAGATGTCGCGCCAGCCCGACCGCCGGAAACTACACCGCAGACCAGCGATGCGCCTACCGCCGCTTCCGGACCGGATGTAGAGCCGAAGGACCAACGCGCTCCCTACACACCGGTTACGAAACTCGGAGAAGAAGCGGGCACGGCCCCCGAGATCAGCGACGATCCCTGGACAGATGACGAACTCGGATCTGCGTTCAGGATGCTGTCAGCAGGCGACACCCTGAAAGTCGTGGCTGCAAGACACGGGAAGAGCTGGACCAAGCTGCGCTCAAGATGGGCCTTCCACAAGAAGAAGATGAGCAAGCAGGAAACTGCGCCGTCGGCCGGGGCTTTGGTATCGGTGGCTGAGCCAACCAAAACGCCGCTGGAAAAGGTCACCACAGCAGTCGCGGAGCTGGCAGAGCAGGACAAATGCCGGATCTGCGCGCGTCATTTCACGCCGACGCTGGAGAACCTGGACTTGTGCGCCCGGTGTAGCCATGGGGCGTGATGCGCAACTTGCCCAGATCCACATTGCCAAAAAGCAACTGGGTCTGGACGAAGATACGTACCGGGACGTGTTGGAGCGCGTCACCGGCACCCGCAGCGCGAAAGGTCTGACGGACAAATCCAAGCGTGCCCTGATCGGCGAGTTCAAGCGGATGGGCTGGTCTGGTGGATCCAAGCGCAAGAAATCGGACAAGGCTTACGTGCGGCTGATTTTCGCGCTGTGGGGCCAACTGAAGCGCGACGGTGTCTGGGAAAACTCGGACGTCGCCTCGCTACGCGCATTCGTGAAGAAGATGACCGGCGTCGCAGATCCGGAATGGCTGAGTTTCAACCAGGCCACCGTGGTCATTGAGGCGCTAAAGAAAATGGGGGCGCGAGGGTGATCTTAGATACACAAAGCGGTTGCGACATAGACGAGTTGGCGTTGGTCAAGGGCTTGCGCGGAATACCAGCTGACCAAAACTCCCACGCCATCAGGCTTACCCGCGAGAACCAATTCGGTGCACACCACGTCTTGCGTATAGGTTGCAAGGCGACCATCAGACTGCAGCGTAGACAACCAAAGCGACCCCCTCTCGCTCCATCGGGCTTCGACGACATTTTGAAGCGTTGCAATTTCTTGTATCGCGTCTTCTTTCCAGTTTTTGGTGACAGCAGGAGCCGAGGTCGAGCCCTGAGCCGAGAGGGTCAAAAGCGCTATGGTCGTAAAAATTGTCTTCATTGTCATTCTTCCAAGTTCAGATTTTGCGCGGAGGTAGTCTTGAAGCCAGGAAGGTTCAACATCGGGTCCGTAGGAAAAATCGGCAGGCCCGAGCACAATCAGGTGAGCAATGGGTAAGAAGAACCTCCCAGTCACCGACCATGCCGTCCTGAGCTGGCTTGAGAGGGTTGCCATGGTCGACATCGAGGCGGTGCGCCGTCAGATCCACAGCGAAACCTGGGAAGCGTTAAACAGTGGTGCGAAACGCGCCGTGGTTAACGGTACGGACTACCGAATGAATGGCGGCGTCGTCACTACGGTCATCTTCGGGCGGCGAAACATGCGGCCGCTCAACTGGACGGAGGGTAATTGATGGTGTGGAAAGGGGATATGGCGGATGTGGCCGACATCTGCGGTGAAGACGTAGCGCTCCAACTTTGTGAACGTTTGCCTGGAATAGTGGTCAATGTTCCAAAAGTTGTCATCGAGACTGGTTACATCACCAAGCTGGATGTCGATATCGCAGAGCGTCTGGTAGCCGGGTTCGGCGGAGATCGAGTTTATGTACCATCGCAACGTCCCACATTTCGGGAGACATTTGCTGCGATTGAGTGTCTGGTGGATAAAGGCTTGACCGTTCCTCAAATTGCGTTGAGGTTGGGCTACACTGAATCTTGGGTACGCCGGTGCCGAAAAAAAGCCGGTGCACCTCAAATCCCAAACAAGCCAGACCCTCGTCAATTACCGTTATTCTGATCCGGCCCTAAACTCGATTGCGGGCCACGTTATCCCTATAGACAGTTTAGTTTGCTCCTGCACATTGCAGGAGCATTTTTCTTTTGAAATCCGTCGAACAAATTGCCCAGGAGATCGTTGGCCGCGAAGGCGGCTTTGTGAACGATCCCGACGATCCGGGTGGGGCCACCAAATACGGCGTCACCATTCACACCATGCGCCGTCTTGGTCTCGATCTGGATCGAGATGGCGACATCGATGTCGCGGATGTCCGCCGTCTGAGCCGTGACCAGGCGGAAGAAATCTTCCTTCAGCATTACTACGGCCGCCCACGCATCCACCTGTTGCCGGTGCAGCTTCAGCCGAGCGTTTTTGACATGCAGGTAAATGCCGGTGCGAACGCCGTGCGAATCCTGCAACGGCTGCTGGCCGAGTTTCAAGAGCCGGTGACGGTTGATGGCGTGCTGGGTCCGAAGACAGCTGCTGCCACGGCCCGTGTATTTGCTCGGGCGGGCGAGTATCTGGTCGATGCCTACGGGATCGCGAGGCGGGATTATTATCTCCGCCTCGCTGATCGTCGCCCGGCTTCCCGCAAATATGCGCGAACCCGTCGCGGCGGCAAAGGTGGCTGGGTCAAGCGGGCTGAAGAGTTCATCTCGCCGCGCTTTCACCTGACCAATGATCAGTTTCAACGGAGGGTCAGCCAATGGGCATGATCAGCAATCTTCTGGGCCTGCTGTTTGGCGGCGGCCGCAATGTGGTGCGCGATACCGCCGAAGTGTTCCGAGAGAACGCCGAAGCTGCCGGGCAGCGGTCGTTCGAGTACGACAAGGAAGCTCTGGCTCAGTTCGCAGCGGAATTCGCTTCGGTCAAAACCTCCCGCTTTGATAGTTTCATTGATGCCATCAATCGCATTCCACGCCCCCTGATGGCTTTATCGGTGGTGTTTCTGTTCGCGGCGGCCATGATCGACCCGGTCTGGTTTGCAGCCCGTATGCAGGGGCTGGCGCTCGTGCCAGAGCCTTTGTGGTGGTTGATGGGTGTTGTGGTCTCTTTCTATTTTGGTGCGCGGCATCAGCTGAAGACCCAGCAGTTTCAGAAATCCATTGCTGAGACACTCTCCCGCGCGCCGGTGGTGGTCGAGAATATCGCCGCCTTACGGGGCCTAAATTACGACAGTCCCGGTGTCGCCAGCACCGGCGCGGATAGTGATCTGACCCTTCAAGCAACCCGTGCTGAACCAGGGAACGCGGCAATTTCAGCGTGGCGATCTGGCGAAACCTCTCAGAGTAAAGGCACCGATTAGCGATACGGGGAAGGGAGTGCGGCACCCGGCGGTGCGACCCTACAAACGGATAACGGCCGGGGCGCTTATGATCGAGTTTGGGCGCGACGTGCGGGGGTGGTTCCCGCGCCAAACCAAAAGGGGGTCAGGACGTGGGGGCTACCTTGAAGCACGTGACAGTCGGGAGAGACCGGCAACCACTCGCAAAACACAAGAGCAGACAACATGAGCGATACAGGACTTCCCACCGCACTGGCCCGTGAGCTGGGTTCGATCAGCGCCAAACTGGACAATTTGCATGCAGGCCAGCAGGCCCATTCAGCGAAACTCGATTCAATGGATGACCGACTGCGGGCCGTCGAACGCAAGAGCGCATTGAACGGCGGCGTGGCTGGTGGCGTTGTCGCTGTCACCATTGGTTTGATCAAGAGTCAATTCTCCGGCGGATCCTGATCCAGAATGGCGCACGCAAAAGATACGCGCACCAAAGCGCGCACTATGTATGTCCAGACCCGCTGCGCGATCCCCACGATCAGCGCATCGCTTGACGTATCAGAGGGCACCCTGCGCCGCTGGAAGGGCGAGGCCAAGCAGTCCGGGGATGACTGGGACATTGCCCGCGCCGCCGCCACGATGAAGGGCGAAGGTCTCGAATCCATGGTGGCCGCTGTGATTGAAGATTTCACGGTGATGTTCCAGGTCACAATGGAGCAGGTCAAGGAAGACAGCCAGATCGATCCCGGTGCCAAGGTCAAGCTGATGGCCTCGCTGTCGGACAGTTTCAACAAGATGGTTCTGGCCGCTGGCCGCACCGCCCCAAAGCTGAATGAAATGGCGATTGCCATGGATGTGGTCAAGCGATTGGCCGAGTTCATTGCGGGCGAATTCTCGCAGCACGGCACGGCGTTTCAGGAGGTTCTGGAGCCGTTTGGCGCTGAGCTGGTGAAGGTCTATCAGTCATGAAGGCAAACGAGTTCCTGGATGGCATCGCCGATCTGGCCCAGAGCTTCAGGGCCAAGATCGAGTTGGAGGTTGAGGCCTTTGTGGTCGATGAGGCCGCAAAAACCGACCGGCTGGAGCGCGTGCGCGATCCCGAGACCGGCTATCGGTTCTTCATGGAAACCTACATGGTGCACTATCTGGGCAAGCCCCCGTCGCTGCTGCACCAGGAACTCTATCGCGATCTGCCCGCCATGGTTCAAACCACGGAGGGTGAGCGGCGTCTTGTCATCGCCCCGCGAGGCTCGGCAAAATCCACCCACATTTCCCAGGGCTTTCCCCTGTGGTGCATCCTGACCGGGCAGAAGCATTACATCTGTCTGATCATGGACGCTTTTGAACAAGCGGCCGTGATGATCGAGGCAATCAAGGCAGAGCTGGAGATCAACCCGCGCATAGCCTACGATTTTCCCGAAGTCACCGGTGCAGGCCGGACGTGGCGCGAGGGCGTCATTGTCACCCGCAACAACATCAAAGTCGAAGGCTTCGGTACCGGCAAGAAGATCCGGGGCCGCCGCCATGGCCCCTACCGCCCAGATCTAGTTGTTCTGGACGATATCGAGAACGACGAGAACGTCGAAAGCCCAAAACAGCGGGACAAGCTGGAGAAATGGGTCTCAAAAGCCGTCCTGAAGCTCGGGCCCACAGACGGCTCCATGGATGTGCTCTACGCGGGCACCGTGCTGTTGTTCGATGCCGTCATTGTCCGGTTCTCGAAAAAGCCAGGCTGGAAGGTATCGCGGTACCAAGCGCTTCTGAAATGGCCCGACCGCATGGACCTGTGGGACGTATGGGAAGAGCTGTATCTCAACGACGAGCCCGCCTCTGACGCCTTCTTCCTGAAGCACAAGGCCGAGATGGTGAAAGGGGCCATTGTGAACTGGCCCGAGATGCACAGCCTGTTGTTCCTGATGACGGAGCGCGCGGGCGACCACGACAGCTTTGAATCGGAATACCAGAACAATCCGATCAACGGTGACAACGCATTCCGGGATCTGACCTATTGGGTCATGACGCGGTATGACTGGCTGTATTTCGGGGCCATCGACCCGTCACTTGGCAAAAAGAAGAAAGGCCGCGACCCGAGCGCCATTCTGGTCGGGGGTTATTCACCCGAGACCGGCGTCCTTGACGTCATCGAGGCGTCGATCCGCAAGCGTCTGCCGGATGTGATCATCGAAGACGCGCTTGCCATGCAGCGCGAATATGAATGTACGCTGTGGTTCGTGGAAAGCATCCAGTTTCAGGAGTTCTTCAGGACCGAGGCCATGAAGCGCGCAGCCAAGGCCGGGCTGGCGATGCCGTGTTATCCGATCCAGCCCTTCGCCGATAAGGAGTTGCGGATCGAGCGCCTGCAGCCCCCCATCGCGGCCGGGCTGATCCGCCTGCACAAAGACCAGCGCACCCTGATCGACCAACTGCAGCAATGGCCGACAGCACCCCATGATGACGGGCCGGACTGTCTGGAAATGCTCTATTCCAACGCGCTCAAATTCGGTGGTGCTGCATCCGGCAGCACCCAGATCGCGGTTGCGGCCGCAAGCAATGATCCAACGGCGGGATACTGACCATGGTAGAGAAAAAGGCAAAGAAAGCCCGACGCCTCAACACAGGCAGCGCCGTCGCAACGGTCGCCAATGACATCACCATCGCCAACTACTCGGACGTACTGCATCCGCTGGATGACACCCTGATCGAGCGCGGCGGCGGCGAAGGCCTGAAGATCTATGACGCCATCGAGCGCGACACACATGCCTGGTCCGTCCTGCAGAAACGTAAACACAAGCTGATCGGGCGGGATTGGGTCGTTGAACCAGGCGGTGAGGGCAAACAGGACATTGCCGCCGCCGATTTCATTCGGGATGTTCTAAGCAGCCTGCCGTTCGATCAGATCTGTATGGACCTGCTGGATGCCACCAACAAGGGCTTTGCCATCGCCGAGAACGTTTATACGCGCGACGGCCGCCACATCCGTCCTGAGTATGTCAACGCGCTGGAGCAACGCCGCTTTGTCTTTGATCGGAAATGGCAGCCCCGGCTTTTGACCTGGTCATCGCCCGCGCTGGGAGAAAAACTGCCGCAGCGCAAGTTTGTCGTCCACCGCGTTGGGGTGAAGGGCAACAATCCCTATGGCCTTGGTATGGGCACCCGTTTGTTCTGGCCGGTTTTGTTCAAACGCAATGGCGTCGGCTACTGGATGCATTATCTCGAGCGTTTCTCGGCTCCGATCCCGGTTGGCAAATATGTAGAGGGACGCGGGTCTCAGCATCAGCAAGAACTGATGCGGGTTCTCAAAAAGATGAACAACAGCTCGGCGATCACTGTGCCCATCGGCACTGAGCTGGATAGTTTTGAGGCGAAGCGGTCGGGCACGGTGGATTATTCGGTCTGGGGCAAGTTTTGGAATGCAGAAATGTCCAAGGCGGTTTTGGGCGAAACGCTCACAACCGAGATGGGTGACAACGGTGCACGGGCTGCGTCCGAAACCCATGCAGACATCCTTGACGCCTTGATCGACAGCGACAGTGATCTTTTGTCGGGTACGCTGAACAACACCTTCATTCGGTGGCTCTGCGAGTTCAATTATCCCAATGTAACACTACCGAAGGTCTGGCGTCCGCGCCCTGCCAACGAGATTGCGCAAGAGGAGCTGAAGCGCAAACGGGCTGAACGCCGTATCAAAGACATGGACGCGCTCAAAGCTGCACGGGATGCCGGATATGAGCCCAAAGATATCGGTGCCCATATGGACGATGTCTTTGGCTGCGCGATGCAGGAAGTTGCACCTGTGGCAGATCCGGACGCTCAAAAAAAAAGTCCTGACATAGCCTTTGCCGATGATGGTACGTTGTCGATCGAGGATCTGATCGCGGCCACCGAGGCGGCGATCCGCCCGACGCATGAGGCTTGGATACACGAACTGAAAACCACCACTGGCCTGCCGGATACCGTGGACGAGGTAAGGCAGGCGCTGGTGGACTGGCAGACTCGGTTGGTGGGTGAAAATCCCTATGTCGAAGCTCTGGGTGATGCTTTCGCGCTGGCGGGACTGATCGGCCGCGGTGAAATCCTGGGCGAAGATGGACCCGCGCTGGCGGAGCCAAAGGTTGGCACTGTCACGTTCAAAGAAGCGCAGGAGTTCTACCGTCAGAAAGTCAGCCTGCCTAGTCGGGTTTGGACCGATACGTTGCACCAGGCACATGACCGCGCCTTTGTCGTCGCAGGGGCAGATTCCGTATCGTTGGTCGAGGATCTGCGCGGAGCGCTGGACAAGGCCGTGAATGACGGAGGCGGCCTGGAGGCGTTCCGCAAAGGCTTTGATGAGATCGTCACGCGGCACGGCTGGGATTACAACGGCGGGCGCAATTGGCGCACGCGGGTGATCTATGACACCAACCTGCGCACGGCGCATCAGGCAGGTCGTCTGAAACAGATGCGCGATCCGGACGTGGTGAAAAACAAACCCTACTGGCTGTATGTCCACGCCGAGAACCGCGAACCGAAGCAGCCCCGCGAAGAACACCTGGCATGGGACGGCAAGGTCTTCATGCATGATGACCCGATCTGGGACCAGATTTACCCGCCCAACGGTTGGAAATGCTCCTGCGGCGTTCGTGCAATCAGCGCGGCCGGGTTGAAACGCCTGGGTAGGGACGGCCCGGATACGCCGCCGACACTGGAGATGCGGAAGGTTCAGGACCCGACGACTGGCAAGACAATCTGGGTGCCAGAGGGGATCGATTTCGGCTGGGGCTATCAGCCGGGAGACACTTGGGAGCGCGGGATCGTGCCGCGTGAGCTGCAGAAACCGTTAAGTCCAACCCAGCCGGAATTGCCTTTACCGGTCTCACCACCGCTTTCGGATCTTGGTCGACCGTTTTCCGCGCCTGTGTTGCCTGAAGGCCGGGATGAGGAATTCTATGTCCAGCGGTTCCTGCATCGGTTTGGTGCTGATCTCGGCCGGGGTGTTCTGTATCGGGATAAGGCCGGGCAAGCTGTGGTGATATCCGATCAGTTGTTCCGCAATGCGGATGGCGCATGGAAAGCCATGAAACGCTCGCGGGCCGTGCAGATGGAACGGCTTGCGGAAACGGTATTCGACCCCGATGAGATTTGGGTGGATTGGGAAACCGAGCGCTCCGGATACACACGCCTGGTGCGCCGCTATCTGCGGTGGGAGCCGGACCTTGCCGGATACTCGTCCTTCATCTGGTCCTCGTCGGGGTGGCACGGTCTGACCAGCTTCGACCCCCGCGCGGGCAAGCGCAACAAGCCGTCACGAACCTATCTCGAGAAGAACCGGCGCGGTGCGTTGATCTATCGAAGGGAGGAGTAAAGGGCGAATGTTGCGCTTCAGCCCTTCGCCAGACGAGCAGGTGGACCCGCAACGGTTCTCGTCTGAACGCCAACCAATATAAGCTCGGTCGGGCAGAAATTCAACCAAAGGGAAAATCCATGAAAACGCCCAATCCCATCCTGAAATACTTCGACTACGAACACCTGCCGGAGCATCTGCAGGCAGTCAGCAAGCCCTTCGGGGATCTCGCGCGTCAGATCGATACCGACACCTATGACGGGCCTGAAAAGAGTGTCGGGCTGCGCAAGCTGCTCGAGGCCAAGGATTGCATCGTCCGTGCATCCCTGGGGTGATGTCATGATCTATACAACGGAACAGGTGTTCCGGATCGTCGCCGAATACAGCGCCGTCACCGCCAGCCATGCTGGGGTTGGTGCCTGCGAACTCGCGGGCATGGTGGTATCCGTGCTGAGCGCTCATCCCGAGCTGATACCGGCTTTCCTGGACAACCCGTCAAAGACGGTCATGGACCACTATGACACCTTCAGCTGGGAGAACGGGTCGCTGTCCTGGCTGGCCATGAACGGCGATATCGTGACGCCGGCACAGCTTCGTGCCCATCGCGGCCGACCTGACTGTTGAAATGGATAGGAGGAGGGTTGATGGCATCACCTGCTGAGGTCGCTAATGACATGTTGGCTCACGCTTCGTACTGGCGCTCACGTGATCGAAGAATCGCAAGCCTTTGCAATGATGCAAGTGCTTTGATCCGAATGATGCTTGATGGAGATCGTGTCGACGGGCGTCGGTATCACGGGGTGTGGCGCCGGCTTTTGGACAATGAGCGAAAATACTACTCCAGCAAAGTGCAGGGATGGCCCAACTTCGGTCGTGCGCGCTCGTGCATTGAGATGATGAAAGACAAAACATAGGAGCCTGATATGACCGGCACCCGCATGGAATTCAGCTTCAACGACAAGCGCCTGCGTGCGGATCTGCGTTCGCGCCTTACCAAGCTGGAAAATCCCGATCCCTTCCTGAAATCCATCGGTGAAGAGTTTGCGGGGGCCGGTGGCGTCATCAATCAACGCTTCAAGGCTGAAAAAGGTCCGGACGGAAAGCCCTGGGCACCGCTCTCAGAGTCCCAGATCCGCCGCCGCCAGAAGAAATACGGCAACGCCCCGATGACCATCCTGCGGATGCGGGGTCATCTGGCGGGCTCGATCAATTATCAGGTCTCTGGCGGCAGTCTTAAAATCGGCACTGGCAAGGTGGTCGAGGATTACGCCGCCATCCACCAGTTTGGTGGCGAGGCCGGTCGAGGTCTGACGGCGGTGATCCCGGCGCGCCCGTATCTTGGTTTCTCGGATGCTGACATGGAGCTGATTGAAGAGGAGGCCATCGGGTATTTCATGGACGAGTAACCGGGTTGCGAAAACACGCTACTGAGGTGCTAAAGTCGCTTTGCGGCTATCGTGACGCCTGAAGCCCCGTTACCTGCGTTAAACCCACCGTTAAAAACGCTGTGTGGCGATCCTGATATCTTCTCCTCGGGCGCAATTACACAAATTGCTTGCGAATGCCTCGATCTTCGCCATGATCGGGGCAGCTCCTCCAGGGTCGCTCCCCTGAACTCAGTTCAGGTATTTCCCCAAAATTCAGCCGGTTAATTTGCCTCCACGAGTTATGCGATGGAGCAAATTATCCATGTCCACTAAATCCACGGGGCAGAGCAATGTAGCGACGACACGCAAGGTGGAGGTGTTCCGGCCGGGCACCTTCCGGGCGATGAACGGCCAGGAATATGCGTTCACCGAGGCTGACGTGGCAGCTATGGCATCCGGGTACGATCCCGACGCCGCGCCAGCTCCGGTTGTTGTTGGCCACCCCAAGCATGACGATCCGGCTTTTGGCTGGGTCCAGGGCTTTGAGGTCAACGAGAGCGGTACATTGGTGGCTGAGCTGGACAGGTTGGCCCCCGAGTTCGTCTCGGCCGTAGAAGAGGGCCGATACCGCAAGGTGTCGATGAAGTTTTTCTCGCCTGATGCGTCGAACAACCCGGTGCCAGGCAGTTACTATCCCCGGCATCTCGGTTTTCTGGGTGGTGCAGCCCCGGCCGTCAGCGGTCTGACCCCGGTCGAGTTCGCCGAGAGCGGTGATGATGAACTGGTTGAGGTCGCATTCTCGCTGCCAGACGTTGCTGAAAGCAGCGGCTCGCTTTTTCGGCGCATCCGTGAGTTTTTCATCGAGAAATATGGCCTGGACGCTGCCAACGAAGCCGTCCCCGAATATCACATCCGCTGGATCGAACAGGCGGGCGATGAGCCTGAGTCTGTCAACCCCGGCTTTTCCCAACCCGAACCAAAGGAGACCTCCATGCCCGGAGATCCCAAAGACCTCGTTGCGCGCGAGGCTAATCTGGCCAAGCGCGAGCGCGCTTTGCGTCACAACGTAAGCGTTGCTTTTGCCGACGATCTGATCGCCAAAGGCAAGCTGTTGCCGGTCCAGCGCGACGGTGTGGCGGCCCTGCTCGATGAGCTGGGCGGTCTGACCGAGACCGAGATTTCCTTCTCGGATGACGGCACCGACAAAACCACCAACCCGTCCGACCTGCTGAAGGACATCCTGAACGCGCAGCCCGAGATCGTTCCCCAGGGCGAAACCGATCTGGAGAATGCTCCGGGCACGGGCAACGTGTCCTTTGCCTCGACCGACGGTTTGTCCGTGGATCCCGAAGGGCTTGCAGTTCACGGCAAGGCTGTTGCCTTCCAAAAAGCCAACCCCGGCACGGCCTATATCGACGCCGTTGTCGCAGTAGAGGGAGCCTGATCCATGGGGCCGCTTCTGTCTTCGATTTCCATTCTGCCCATCACCGTAACCCTGACCGGGGATGTCAGCGCGCACCGCTTCGTGACGGTTGCGGGCGCACAGGCTGGTGACGGCGATGCCGTTCTCGGCGTGTCCCACAACGACGAAGTGTCCGGTCGTGCGGTTGCGGTCGATGTGATCGGCGTGCGCGACATGATTGCCGGGGCCGCAATCGCCCAAGGTGTCGAAGTCCAGTCGGATGCCAACGGGCAACCGATCACCCGGGCCGCCGGAACAGCTGCCGGCCGCGCTCTGACCGCCGCAGCCAACCCCGGCGATATCGTCAAAATTCTGATCAAGTAAGGGGCCGCTATGTCTCGCAATATGAACACCACTCAGGCCCGTGTCATTGACCCGATCCTGTCCACTCACGCCCAGGGCTATCGCAATTCCGAGATGATCGGTCACCTGCTCCTGCCGGTTGCCGACATTCCGACACGCGGTGTGCGCGTCCTGCGCTTTGGCAAGGACAGCTTCCGCAAGATGAACACACGCCGCGCACCCGGCGCGCAATACCAGACGGTGCAGTATGGCTATGCGTCCAATGCCGTCGCACTGCAGCAGGAAGCCTTGGCCGCCAAGGTGCCGTGGGAGAACATGGAAGAGGCATCCAAAGTGCCTGGTGTTGACCTGGCGCGTGGCAGCGTCGAAATGGTTCTCGACATCATTGCGCTTGGTCGCGAGGCCGACATTGCGGATTTGGTTCGGAACCCGAACAACTATGCCGCCAACAACAAGATGTCGCTGACCGGGTCTGACAAGTGGTCTGATCCCAACAGTGATCCGGCCGCCGATATCAACGAGGGCAAGGAACAGGTGCGTCGCCGTATCGGGCGCTATCCGAACCAGCTGACGATTGGGGCTCCGACCTTCAACGTCCTGAAGCAGCACCCGAAGATCAAGGAGCAGTTCAAATACACCAGCTCCGACTCGATCACGGTTGAGATGTTGGCCAAGTATTTCGACATCGACAAGGTCATCGTTGGTAAGGCCGTGTATCTGGAAGAAGGTGCCTCCGATGACGCCGATGCACAGGACATCTGGGGCAACGATGCGATCCTGTCGTTCAGGCCGATGGGCACGAACTACATGGTTCCGTCCTTCGGGTACACCTACCGCCTGCGCGGTCACCCGCAGATCATGAAACCCTACTCGGACGATAGCTGTGACAGCTGGGTCTACAAAATCAAGGAAGAGTGGTCGCCCGAGCTGACCGGCGCGGACGCGGGCTTCCTGTTCCCCAACCCGATCTAAGCCTACCCCCTCGAGAGCAAGAGCGAGGAAGCAACCTCGCCAACAACGTCCTGGGCACGACGCCAAACTGCCCAAACCCCAATCAATGGAGATCTGAGATGTCCCACATTGCCAACCACCGCATCAAGAAGGGTGGCAAATACTATGCGGCAGACGAGCGCATCGACCTGACCGAAGATGAACTGACTGATCTGCCCGACGGCGCTGTGCGTGAGGCGGATCCCGAAGACGATGCCGATGACCAAGACGCGGTGCCGACCGATGACGCGAAGGTCGAGGCGTTGAAGAAGGCCCTCAGTGAGTTGCCGGAAAGCGCCTTCAAGAAAGATGGCGACATTCGTGCGGATGCGCTCAAAGCGCTTAACGACCATCTCGGCTTTGAAACCACCGCCGCAGCCGTCGCCATTTTCAAACCGGCTGCCGAGTAATCTCCCATGGGCCGTTTCCTGACCTCTGACGACTTCATCGCCCAATTCGGCGAGGCCGAGGCCCAGTTGATCGCGGGCAATGGGGCGTTCAACAGCCTCGAAGGCAGCCAGATCGACGCGGAGCTGATCGAGTCGGAGATCGCCTTTGTCGATGAACTGATCGCCGGTTACGTGCTGGCGCGTCATGGCTGGCTGGCCCGGCTCTGGGTCGAGGATATCCCGCGCCTGCTGAAGGGCCTGGGCGGTGACATCGTCCGGTACCGGCTACGCGACAAGAAGGGCAGTAAGGGTCAGATAAGCGACACCGTGGAGACCCGCTACAAGGACGCCCTGAAGCGTCTGGAGGCCATCCAGTCCGGGACGCTGGATCTGATCCGCGAAAGCAATGACGGGCAGGCCACACCCGAGGTTCCGGCCGAAAACGATGACTTTCCTGCCATCACAGGTGCCGCGCCGCTGGCCGATACCATCCTGAAAGGATACTGACGTGCCCACCAAACTGAAGCCCACACATCTTGAGAAGATCGAGGCCGGCATCGTTGCCACGCTGAAAGAGCATCTCGGCTCCGATTGCCTGATTGACCTGTTTCCTGACCGCCCTGGTGAGTTCGACATGGGCAAGGCCACAAAGGCTGTTCTGGTCCAATACACCGGATCGACATACGCTGCTCCAGACGGCACCCGCTCAGGTTGGCAGCAGCGTAGTCCGAATTTTGCTATCCACCTGCAGCTCCGCACCTTGGGGCACACCATGCGCGGCACGCGCGAGGTCGAGCAAATCCGTTTCGCGCTGCAGGCCGTTCGCATCGAAGGGGCAGAGCTACGCCTCGTGCGCGATGGCATCGCCGAGCAGGACAATGACTACTGGCGCTATGTCATCGAGGTCGCCTGCACAATCCCGGCGGTACCGCGACCGCAGAACGCGCCTGCACCTCTCATGACCAACTTCCAGATAGAAGGAGCCTGATATGGCCCGATACAGCTATCACGGCCCGGTGCAGCACATCTCGATTGCTGTCGGGCAGATCAAAGGCCCCGAGGGGGAGATGCAGTCCGAATTCAAGGATGTCGCTCTGATCCCCGACGCCGAACCGGTCGAGTTGCCGTCTGACAGCCCCGTTGTTGTTGGCATGCTCGATGCCAAGCTGCTGCAGGAGGTGGATGACCCCGCGCCTGCAAAACCCGCCACCAGATCCGCGAAGAAAGGATAACCGATGCCTCCTGCCCCCTATTATGGCGTTGAAGTCATTGAAACAGGCCCCGGCTCGGCGACAGTTCGCATACAGCCTGTGGCAACGGCTTTCCTGATTGGGACGGCACCGATTGACGACGTGCATGGTACGGTCGAAGAACGGGCCAACTACATTCAGAAGCCTATCATCATCAAAACGCGGGAAGAAGCCGCCGCCGCCTTCGGTGCGCACAAAACCGGTTTCACAATCCCTTCGGCGCTGGATGCGATCTTCGATCAGGCAGGCCCCAAGGGTGTCGGCGAGATCGAGGTGGTCAATGTCTACGATCCGGTTGTCCACACTGGCGGCGTCGGAGATGTCACCAATGTTGATATCATCGGTGCATTCTCGCCTTCTGGACAACCCAGCGGCCTGAAGCTGGCCTATGACAGCTATCAGCGGTTTGGCCGGTTCTCCAAAATCCTGCTGGCTCCAGGCTTCACCGGCCTGACTGGTATTCGTGCCGAGCTGGAAACGATCTGCAACCGGATCCGCGCCCGCGCGATCCTGGACACGCCGACAGGTGTGACTCCACAACAGGTACGCGAGGCGCGTGGCCCATCCGGCAGCTTTGATCTGCAGTTTTCGAACCGTCGCCTTGTCCCGGTCTGGCCCCACATGCGTGTGGCGGATACCGCCAACGCGGGTCAAACCCGTCTGGACCCCTATTCTGCGCGCTTTGCTGGTGTCTGGCTCAAGAGCATCATGGAATATGGTTACCACCATTCCCCGTCAAATCGTCCGATTCTGGGCATCGAGGACTCGGAAACGCCGGTTCTCTACATCCCTGGCGATGCGACCTCGGACGTACAGGGTTTGCGCGACGCGGGTATCGTCACGGTCGAAGAGCGCTGGGGCAAGGGGCCTCATGTTTCGGGTAACCGTTCGAGTGCGTGGCCAACCGATACCGACATGCGCAATTTTCTGCACGTGCAACTGACCGAGGATGTGCTGGATGAAGGCGTTATCGCATTCCTTGACCAGTTCAAGGATCGCAATGGCAATCCGGCTCGGATCGAATTCATCGAAGATGGCATCAACGACTGGCTCAAGTCGCTGATGATCGGTGATGACCCCATCCTGTCCGGTGGCCAGTTCCGCTTTGATCGCACCAGGACAACCAACGCATCGGTGGCGCAGGGGCAGTACTATTGGCGTCTGACCTACGCGCCCATCGGCGTAATGGAGCGTATCACTGTCGACCGCAACATCGATCTGAACCTGCTGGGCAACGCGCTTCAGCTGGCTGCTTAAGAAAGGAACCTGAGTAATGTTGCAATACGGACAGGTCACGGACGCTCCGACCTACCTTGATGACAAGGAACTGCTGGGCATCTGCAATGGGTTCACCATCCCGGAGATGGAAAGCCGGACGATTGAACATGACACGTTGGGATCGGTCGGCGTGCTGATGTTGCCAGGGCGCAGCCTTGCCGGTCTCACGGGCAGCATCAAGCTGATGTTCCCGGAACCGGAGATGGTGTCGATCTTCTCGCGCCCCAACAAGGCCGCGAAGTTTCAGGTGCATCAGAAGATCGATGTCTTTGATGCAGATGGCCTGAACGAAGAGAAATCCACCACGCTCGTCACCCATGTCAAAGCTCTCTTCAACAAGAGCGCCTTTGCAGAGGTGAAGAAGGGGGAGGCACAGGAAGCAACGGGTGAATTCTCGGCCACTTATCTGATGCAACGCCTGTCCAGCTCCGAGGTGCCGTTGGTCGAGATCGATCTTTTCGCCAACATTTACAAGGTCAACGGCGAGGACGTCTGGCCCGATTAATTTCGAATTGGTGGCGTGTGTTCCGGACGCCACCAATCCCCGGCAGGTTCCGTTTTTGGGCATTCGACGGAACCTGCCACCCTTGCCCATGACATGCCCACGGAGATCCCGAACATGGAAACCAAAACCGAAACACCGAGTGAAGACGGTGGCGTTGTCGCCCTTCTGAAGAAATACAAAGCTGAATCGGATGGCGTGAACGAGACCACGCTGCCTGAGACCGGCGTCACGGTGACCTGGCCGAAGTTTCAGCCGCACCATGTCTGGACCAAGGCGCAGCGTCTGGCCAGGAAAAATCCGTTCGGCACCGCCGATATCTACGTTGCGCTGTTGTGCAAGTTTAACGGTGAACGCCTGACCATTGACGAGTTCAAGGAACTTGTTCCCACCGGCGATGCGCTGCACCTGACCGGCGAGGTTATGGGTGATGATGAACTTGAGAATGACGCGGGAAACGACCAAGGCTGAGCACCCCCCTCGATCACATCCATCTGGTCGACTGCGGATTCACCCACACCGAACTGATGGCGATGTCCGAGGAGGAGTTCTGCTTTTGGCGTGATGAGCGCCTCCAATACGATCAGCTGGTCGCTGAGGCCATCAAGAAACAGACCAAGCCAAAGGACGACACATGAGCCGCCGCAAAGCCGAAATGGTGCTGAAGCTGGTCGATAAGGCCACGCGCCCGGCACGGCGGTTCATCTCCCTGCAAAAACGCATGGGGCGCGCGGCCGAGCTGGCCAACCGGGTTTCGGCGCGGTCAGCACAGGCAGCAAAGCGGGCAACTGATCTCTACGCCGGAGCCGTGCGCAGACTGGATCGCGCCCAGGACACGCTTCGCGCAGGTGTCCGGCGCACCAATCAGGTGATCGCGACCCAGACAGCCCGATTGCGGTCCTCCGGAGCCATGATGCGCAGCGGAATCGCCGGGTTCGGCCGCGCCGCCGTTGTGGCTGGTGGCCTCTGGACTGCCTACAGCGGAACGGTCTCGGCCGCAGGTATTGCGATGCTGAGCCCGGCCCGCCAATTCGAGAAATTCGAGACTGTTTTGACTACGACCGAAGGATCTGCACAGGCCGCCAAGAAGGCCATGGGTTGGGTCGAAGATTTCGCCACGCGGACGCCTTACGAGCTTGACCAGGTCATGGCATCGTTTGTGCAGTTGCGTGCCTATGGTCTCGATCCGACCAACGGTATGCTGCAGAAGCTGGGAAATGCGTCTGCCGCAATGAACAAGCCGCTTATGCAATCGGTTGAGGCGATGGCGGACGCGGTGACGGGCGAGAATGAGCGCCTGAAGGAACTGGGCATCAAAGCCGCCAAGGTCGGAAAACACTTTGAATATTCCTATACCGGCAAAGACGGAACCACCAAGATCGTCCGCGCTCTGGCCAGCGACCGGCAGGCCATTCAGGCCGCTATTCTCGGCATTTTCGATGAGAAATATGGTGGCGCGATGGAGCGCCTGTCCCTGACTTTTGACGGCATGGGGGCCAACCTGCTGGATCAGTGGACCAAGTTTCAGCGGATGATCATGGGCTTTGGCGTCTTTGATTGGATGAAGAGCAAGCTGAAACTTGTCCTGGACGAAATCAACCGGCTGGAAGCCTCCGGAGAGCTGGAGCTTTGGGCTAAACGCATTGCCGATCATATTCTGGTCGGGCTCGAGGCCATCTGGAGTTTTGGATCTTCCGCTGTCGAATTCTGGCAGGCGCTTTATCCGGTCATGCAATCCGCCGCCGACGCGCTGGGCGGTTGGCGCAATCTTGCGCTTGCTGTACTGGCCATTCCGCTGCGCGGGTTCATCCTGGGCGCGGCGGCCGGGCTAGTCCAATTCGCCTGGGGTGCTGTGTTGGCTGCCCGCTCTCTAGCCACCATAGGTCTCGCCTCCGCTGCGGGCGGCGCATTGCGCCTTGGCTCTGTCATGCTCGCTATGCTGAACCCACTGAAACTGGTTCGCGCCGCCTTTATCGCTATCCGTCTTGCCATCATCTCCACCGGGATCGGCGCGCTGGTGGTCGGCCTCGCTATGGCTGGGACGTGGATCTACAACAACTGGTCCGGTCTGGTGTCGTTCTTCAAGGGCTTTGGTGAAGCTTTTATGGCCAGCCTTGGTCCGGCCCGCCCGCTTGTGCAGGGCATCGTCGATGCCGCCGCATCGCTCTGGGATTGGATGGGCAAACTGGTCGGGCCTATCGACGCCAGTGCCACAGCCTGGACCCGTTGGGGAGAGACCGCAGGTGAGGCTGTCGGCGCGGTCGTGAACTATGTGATCGAGCTGCTTGGTAAACTCGGAGAGGTTGTCGCCTGGCTGAAATCGGCATGGGAGTGGGCGCAGGGCAACGAAGCTGCGCAGCGGGATCGTATCGCACAGCTTGCCGCCCGTCCGGCTCCAGCGGGGCGTCAAGGTGGACCGTTTGGCATCAATGCTCAACGCAATGCAGCAACTGCAGCCAAAGCGGCCCGTGTCGCCGCTGTATCCAGCGTGTTGGCGGTGGGTGGACCTCTGGCTGCGGAAACCCCTTCCCCTGATGGCTCGCAATACCTGACACCAAGAACAGGAAATCAGATTTCTATCTCTGCCCCGATGAGTGTGCGGGTAGACGGCAGTGTCGATTCAGAAGGTATTGCCGAACTCAAGGCCGCGCTGGAACAATTCAAGGAAGAATTGGCCGAAGAGGTCCGAGATGCCAATCGAAGGAGCCACGACTGATGTTAGGCTTATTTGGTGATTCAATCATTGGCACCGATCACCTGACCGGACCCACCGCCGACTCGGAGGCCAAATCGGCTCGGCTGGTCCAGCATTCTGTTCTGCGTGGCAAGCCTGTTCTGCAGGATCTTGGCAATGACGCCGGAACCAAGCAGCTGCGCTTTTTCTTCGATGAGACATTTTGTGATGCCGAGGCTGAACTTAGCAAGATCGAGGCTGCGTTTGAGGCACGTGTCCCGATGAAGCTGTTTTTCGACCTGAGGGGCTTCGAGGTCGGAGTGTTCATCATCGAGCGTCTGCGTATCCGACGCCAGAAAACTTCGCCAAAGGGTCGGTTGGTCCGTGTTGAGATCGAGGTTGAGTTGATCGAAAGTGTCATTCGCCCCGGCGGCATTTTGGACGCAGCCGCTGGTGCGGCCCGTGCGGCATTCAACCCCGCGCTCCGGAGGCCGAGATGACCCAAGCCTATCTGGAACACATAACCAAGCCAGGTGAGCGGTGGGATTTGATCGCCTATCGGTATTACGGCAACGCCAAATTGTTGCATCATATTCTGAAGGCAAACCCGAACATGCTGTGCAATCCTGACCGTCCTGTACCGCTCATTCTGGAACCGGGCATCACTCTGCGTATCCCTGTGCTTGAGCAGGCTCAGATAGAGGCGGTGCGTTTGCCGCCGTGGAAACAGGGTGCGACATGATCGGGCCACAGCAACCGGTTGTCGATATCTCGGTCGCGGGATCTCCGGCTGGTGTGTTTTTGGGTAAAGAGTTGAAGCGCTTTGTCTATCGTGATGTACATCACGGTGAGGTTGATGACATCAGATTTACGCTGGCAGACGGTCAAGGCCTGTGGCGCAGCGACTGGGGTATTGACGAGGGCACCGAGGTCTCGGCCGTGATGGGCTATGGCGGCCTCTTGGGTTTGCGTGTGCCCTGCGGTCTTTATGCCGTGGACGAAACCGAAGCCTCTGGTGATGGCGGTGGCGACGTCGCGACGTTCAAAGCGCTCTCGGCCTTCACCTCTAAGGAACTGCGCACCGAACGCTCGGCCGCCTATGATCAGATGACATTGGCCGGAATCGTGCGGAAGGTTGCGGATCGCCATCAGCTGAAAGTGGTCGGAGAGATTCCCGATTTGTCCTTTGATCGCATCAGCCAGAATAAGCAGAGCGACCTGGCCTTTCTGACCCGAATGGCTGAAGACTGGGGCTGCTATTTTTCGGTGAAAGGCGATCAGCTGGTCTTCACTCGGCGCGAAGTTATCGAACAGGCAGCGCCGGTGCGGACCTTTGACCTGATCGCAGGTGATCCGATCACACGCTACACGTTTCGCAAATCGACCCACAAGCTCTACGCTAAAGCTGTGGCGCGCTATCTGCACCCCATTCGCAAGACGGTTCTGTCGGCGGAGGTCGAAGATCCGCGTGTTCCTTCAGGCGACACATTGAAGCTGGATGACCGTGTCGAAACGCAGGCGCATGCCGAGCGATATTGCATCGCCCGTCTGGCCAGCGAGAACGACGAGATTGCCACAGGTCGGATCACCACCGTCGGAGACCCGTTGTTACTAGCCGGTCAGGTTGTAGCGCTTGGGCCGGGATATGGGCGCTATGCAGGCCGCTGGTTGATCACAATGGCGCGCCACTTGTTCAGTGCGGATGGGTACACGACGAGCATTAACCTCAAGCTGGTTGGGTGACAGATGCCGCCTTTCTCAGATGTAGAACGCGATTTTCTGGCAGAAGCCGCCGCCGACCCGAAGGGCAGTAAGCTCAAAAGCAAAGACCAGAAACAGATTGCCCGCATGTTGGCGCTGCGCGGACTAGTTATGATCAATAAATCAACAACTCGGATGGTCGTTACCCCAGCCGGGCGCTTTGTTCTCAGCACCAAGTGAAGGAAAAAAATCGATGCAGAGCGAGCAAATGAAACGTGGCATCGTCGTGGACGGTCGGGGATCGCAGGTCCGAGTTCGGTTTGAGGATAATGACCAGGTCATTTCCGGCTGGCTCGATGTCGTGCAGCGCAGCTCGGCCGGTATGCGGGTGTTCACGCGCCCCAAACCCGGTAGTCAGGTGGTATGCGCAATGGATGGCAATCGCGAGGCTGGTGTTGTCCTGGGCGCACTCTATTCAGACGCAGATCCGGCCCCAACTGGGGGAGACGGCACTATGCATTTTGAAATGCCGGACGGATCTACTGCAATTTGGGATGGCGACGCTTTCACAATCGATCACAGCAGTGGCCTCGTGTTGACCATCGCGGGTGGCAAACTGGTTGTGGATGGTGATCTGGAAATCACGAGAAACGTGATGGTCTCCGGCGACTTGGTGGTCAGCGGAGATACGACCCTGAAAGACACCTCAATCAACGGTATCGGACAGGTCAGCGATTGACCCCTTGACGTGATGGTCCTGCGTCGAAATGGTAGGGCCATCATATTCGGGTAGCTGTACGCTCCCCTGAACTGAGTTCAGGTATCTTACGCTGCCTCAGATCCGGCATCACCATGCCATGCTGGATCGGAACACCATCACAAATGTACATTGGCAGTCCAAACGCACGGCTGAAGGGCCTGTGTGGGGGGAGATCGCGCCCGATCTTGAGGATCTGGCTCAGGAAATCCGCCATTGCATTCTCACGCCCAAGGGATCAGTGCCGCTGAATCCGGAAAAAGGATGTGATCTGGAGCAATACCGCGACCGACCCATGAACGTGCGCAGCTTGTTTGTGGTGGCAGAAGTGCGGGAAGCGCTGCGTCTATGGGTGCCACGCGTATTGGTTCATGAACTGAATTATGCCAACACCTTTGAAACCATCTCGCTGACCGTAACCTGGTCGCCCATCGAGGCTGTGCTGGATGACTTCCAGACGACGGAGGTCGCCTATGTCTTCTGATACCGCCCCGATCACTGCTTTAAACCAGGCTGGCGCACCGGATTTCGTGACCTACGAGGCCCAGAGACTTCTGGATCTGGCCAAGGCCAAATTTGAGGCCGATACAGGCCGCACACTGTCCGAAAGTCAGCAGGAAATGTACCTGCTTGAAACCATCGCCTACATGCTGGCTTTGCGCGGGACCGAAGAACAGCTGGCCTTTGAGAACTGTTTCGTCGCCTGGGCGCGCGGTTCATATCTGGACGTCCACGGCGGGGATCGCAAAACACCGCGCCTGCAGGCCGCACCCTCGACAACAACACTGCGGTTTTCAACGCCTCAACCTGCGACGACCCAGATTCTAATTCCGGCAGGGGCGCGGGCTGCAGACGCGGGTGGTCTCGTTCAGTTCGCCACGCAGGCGGCCGTGTTCATCGAGATCGGACAATCGAGCGTGGATATCGCGGCAACGGCCACACAGTCCGGCGTCGCGGCCAACGGTTTTGCTGCCGGGGCTCTTTCCACATTAGTGGACCCGGTGCCGGGGGTCACGGCAGTCACCAACTTGACGGAGACCGGCGGCGGTGCCGAGACAGAAAGCGACGCCCGGTACCGTGAGCGCCTGCCCTTGGCTTTCGAGCGGATCGGTGATGGATTGAACCGGGAACGCTATGTGGCGGATGTGTTGGGTTGGAATGCGCGCTGCATCGATGTCCATGTCGCCCGGCCTCAGCCTGGTCATGTCGATATCTACCCGCTGATGGATACTGGCGCGCCGAACTCTGAAGAGACCGTATCCCTGTTGTCTGTCTTCAACGAGAGCAACACCCATCAGGGTGATTTTATCCAGATAAAGCCGCCCACAGCGCACGATTTCACCATTGAGCTGACATTAGTGGTTTCAAACCCGGAGGCCGCGACTGAGGCCGAAGAAGCGGTCCAGGGCGTTTTGGACGAATGGGAACGCAGCTTGGGTGGCTACATTGCGCCGTCCGAACTGACCGATGCCGCCCGCGACATTATCGGCGTAGTTGACGCCGATGTGACCAATCAGAACTTTGCGACGGTTGCAGCAACGTCCTGGCGCAGCTGCACAGCGCTGCAGGTTGTGGTGGTGACAGTCTGATGACCCGATATTGGCCCGATAACAAACTTGACCGCATCACGCCGCCACAAGTCTTGGATGAACGCGGTTCGGCCTATCTAAGAGCGTTAAACGAGATCATCGGCGATCAGCCGATTACCGCTTTTCAGGTTAAGGATGCCGAAACCTGCCCGACCGAGGCGCTGCCTGCGCTGATCGCCGAATATTCAATGCAGGAGTTCATCGACCCCGATCTGCCCGAGGCCATCCAACGTCGTATCCTGAAGAATGCTTGGCTCCTGCAGTCGCTTGAAGGATATGATGCTGGCGTCAAATTCGGGCTCAGCCTGTTGGGCATGACGGCAATCATCGAGCAGTGGTATCAGCAGCAACCGATGGGAGCGCCTAATACCCACCGCCTGACGATCATGATCGATGACGTCATTGATCCCGATGGTGATGGGTATTTCTCCGAGGGGCAGACACGCGCCACGCTGAAGATGGTCGAGGCAACCAAGCGCTGGTCACAGGACAGCGAAATCCGCATTGGCATTCCTGCACGGCCGCCAGTTTATGCCGGTGTTTTTGCTCTGACGCATATCAAGGCGATTGCCAGCGCTCAGCTCGACCCGCCGCCGGTTCTGGATACCGCCGCCCGGATGGCCGTGGCCCCAATCACCCGCATCACTTCAATCGTAAACACCGCGTAAGGAAACGCACACATGGCCCAATTCGCCATCATGACCCAGACCGGGCGCAACAAGGAAGCTGCGGCTCTTGCGGGCGGCACTACATTGTCCATCACCGAGATCGCGTGGGGTGACGGCGACCGTATTCCAGGCGGCAATGAGACCAGATTGCAGAACGAACAAGGCCGCAAAACAATTCAAGGTAGCGGTACGGTCGCCGACGCTCTCAATACCGCCTTCTTCGAGATCCTTCTCGATGTGGAAGAAGGGCCCTTCATCATCCGGGAATCTGGTCTCTTTGACGAGGATGGTGATCTGATTGCCATTGCTCACTACGACCCGCCGGTAAACAAGCCAAAGGACACCGTGTCTGCTCTGGTGCGCATCCACGTGGTGTTCTCGGATCTGCAGAATCTTGTCCTTCAGGTACAGGGCACTGATGCCTACGTGCCTGTAGAACGTCAGATTATTGCGGGCACAGGTTTAACTGGTAGTGGTGATCTGGCTGCTGACCGGACTTTGGCTGTTAACTTCGCCTCTCTGGCTCAGGCCCGCGCCGGTCTGGCTACGGATCTGGTGATTAACCCGGCTGCACTGCGGGCATTGCTTGACGATATGCTGAATGGTGCACCGGGTGCATTGGACACATTCAATGAACTTGCTGAAGCGCTCGGCGATGATCCGAACTTTGCAGCAACCATCCTTGATGAACTGAGAAAGGCATCGCCAATCGGCGAGGTCAAAATCTGGACCGATGACACCGCGCCATATGGCAGCCTTGAAGGGGACCGAGCCACCTATCTGCGCGCTGATTACCCCTTGCTCTGGGCATATATTCAGACCTCGGCGATGTACGATCCAACTGGAGCAATTGTCTATATGTTCGGCCCAGGCGATGGGGCGACCAGTTTTGACATGCCTGAAACACGCGGTGAGTTCCTGCGGTTCTGGGATCATGGACGCGGCGTGGATGCTGGACGACTACTTGGCTCATGGCAGGCTGACGAGTTCAGGTCGCACACCCACACCTATGTCCGCTCCAACAGTAACAATGCGTCTTACGACGTCACCAATGAAGAATCCGGCAACAAGGGAACGTACAACACGAACTCTGGTGCCGCTGGCGGCGATGAAACCCGTCCCCGTAGCGTAGCCTACATGGCTGTTTTCCGGGCTTACTGAGGAGCGTGACTATGAAGATTTATGAGTATGATCAGCAGGGCGTATTCCTCGGCGAACGTGCAGCCCGTCGCGATCCCCGCAACCCTGAGCGCTGGGTGATCCCCGGCAACACCACAACAGACCCCTTGCCTGAACCCGAAGAGGGTAAGTGGCCCAAGCGCGAGAACGACGCCTGGACGATGGTGGAAGATCACCGGGGCGAGACTTACTGGCGCGCGGATCGTTCCGAACATGTCGTGACTGATCTCGGTCCACTGCCGGATGGGGCACTGGAAGCGATGCCCGCACTGACACTTGAAGAACGCAAGGCTGCTGCGATTTCCGAAGCCTTCGGCATCGCTATCGATATCCGCAAGCAAGTTGCAAGAAACGTCCACATCGTGCGGGCGATTTCATGGGTCAACAAGGTGCCCTATGCGCTGATGTGGAAGGCGCATGAGGACGGTGGCGACGAAAACGGGCCGCTTGCCGCTATTGCTGCCGAAGCACAAGCCGGGTTCCAGATCGAGGCGGATGTAAAGGGCACAACCGCCATCGCCCTGCGGGATCGCACCATCGAGAAGAACGCCAAGTTTTTCCGCGCAACTCAGTTGGTCGAGGGCATGGAAGGCTTGGCCGAGACCATCATTCCAGCCGCCGAGAATGACGAGCAGTACTCTGCTGCCGTCGCGCAATTGCAGTCCCTTCAAGTGCAGGCAATGGAGCAACTGAAAGCTATCACTGGTGAGAGTAACTGATGCGTCGCCCGTCTTTCTCCGATCTGACCCCGGCGCAGCAGGGCAATTTCGGCAATGGCGTGGGGCCATATTGGTTGCCCGCCAGTGCCCGCCGCTGGATCACCAAAACCGCCAGTTGGTTCTTTCGCAGTGCCAGTTGGCGGCACCATGATTTTGGCTATGCCGTCGGCGGCGACCGTTGGGACCGCGCCCGCTGTGACTGGAAGTTCCTGCAGGCCATGCTGCGCGATGCGGTGACACAGGATGGAGGGCCTATTGCTCCCGCTGTTGTATGGCTGGTTCTTGCATCTGAGGCTGCTGTGCTAAGCCTGCTCTTCTACCTCGCCGTTCGCATTGGCGGGCAGTTCGGCAGCTTTGAATATCGCGACCAATATGCATCGCTCGAAGAGGTGCTGGAGGCGTACCGCTAAAGCGGAGGCACGGGTGGCGGGCACCACCCATAACCACGGGGAATAGTCTCACTCACCCCCGCCGACCCGACACTCATCAAGGCCGCCCGCACTCATGATCATGAGATGTAGGCATATGGAACGATTCGAGAACAAATGTCAAAGCATGACATCAACCAAACCAATCCTGTCGCCCCTTGGTTGGGCGGTAAGCGCAATCTGGCAAAACGCATCTGCGCCATCATCGACGCGGATCCGCACCTGACCTACGCCGAACCATTCGTCGGCATGGGCGGCATCTTCCTGCGCCGTCGCAAACAGGCCAAAGCCGAGTTCATCAATGATGCCCAGCGCGACGTCTACAACCTGTTCCGCGTCCTGCAGGAACACTATGTCGCATTTCTGGATTTGTTGCGGTTTCAGCTGACGACGCAGGCCAATTTCCTTCGTTTGCTCGAAACCGATCCGTCAACGCTAACCGATATGCAGCGCGCGGCTCGCTTCCTTTACCTTCAGCGCACAGCATTTGGTGGCAAGATCTCGGGACGGAACTTCGGCCTTTCAGCTGATCGGCCAGCCCGTTTCAATCTGACGACGCTGGAGCCGGATCTTGAGGCGTTGCACAGCCGTCTGTCTGGCGTCACCATCACCTGCATGGATTATGCCGACTTTATCCGGCGTATCGACCGGCCGAGTGCCCTGTTCTACCTCGATCCGCCCTACTGGGGCTGCGAAGGCGACTATGGCAAGGCACTGTTTGATCGGAGCGCATTCGACCAGATGGCGAGACAGCTCAGCGGCATTCGGGGGCGGTTCATCATGTCGATCAACGATGTGCCGGAGATCCGCGAGATATTCGGCGGGTTCTATCTGCAAGAGGTCGAAACCACCTATACCGTCGGAAGGTCCAACGACGCGCGTGGCGCTCGGGCCGAGCTGCTGATCAGCAACTTTGATCGGAGTTAGTCAAGTGGGTTCAATCTGCCGACGCTACGCATTTCGTTACATGATCTTCCATGTCGTCAAATATCTGCTGAATACGGTCAAAAATAAACTCTGTAATTTCCGGCGCATTCTCATTGCCCTCAGTAAGGGCAAGTATAGTGTCTCTTGCGTGCTCCATCGCAAAGGTACGAAGCCTGGAAAAATCGTACCCCTCAGGGCTGATCTTCTGCAGTTCTTTCGCCATTTCCTTCTCAAGGCCGAGGTGCAAGGCAAACTCGACGTAATTTTGAAGGACCGCATCAAGATCAACAAACTTCCGTTGGCCGAACATGCCGCTCTCCCAATAGTCGAATCAGAAATCCGGAGCGTTTTATCATGAGGAAAGAGTTCCCAGAACCCGCCGAGATGAATTTGCTTGGCCGCGCCGAGGCAAAGCAAACACAGGAGAACCGATTACACGAAGTTTGGCGTGTTGCACATCAAACGGGCTGACCATGTTTGCGCTGCGGCAAGCCATCAGCAGGGCACTCGACACTTGAGGAAATTACCAATGAGCCAGGTTCCAAATTACAATTTCCAGATCAGGGTAGGAAACACCGGCACGCTGAAGTCTCGTGACGGTCTTGTCCTGCGCTTTCTGGCAAAAGATCAGCCATTTGATCTCACTGGGTCGGAGATCCACTTTTTTGCCAGCGGTGGTGGTGGGCTTTGGTTGCATTGGCAGGAAGGCGAACATCTAACGATCAAACCAGATGAAGGTATCATAGCACTGCCATTCCGGGAGCCGAGCCTATTCCGAAATGTGCCGCGCGGGCAACTAGTTCGTTACGAAATCGAGCGCCGTTTCGATGGTCACCAGCGCTGTCTGCTCGAAGGTGCCATTACGTTGGTGCGAGGAATCGACAATGACTGAAATCAAAACAATTGAGGTTGCTCATGACGCCGGGCCGACAGTTGTGGAAATCCACTTGCCCGCAAGCACAGAAATTCCCACTGGCACGCAACCCGGCGAAGCCGGGCCCAAAGGGGACAAGGGCGATCCGGGGTCAGTAGGTCCTTCAGGACCGCAAGGTATTGCCGGACATTCAGCTTATGAGATAGCCCGTACGCATGGCTTTATCGGAACAGTTACCGCCTGGCTAACCTCTCTCAAGGGGGAGCGGGGCGAAAGGGGCGCTGAAGGACCTGCAGGTCCAGAGGGTGCAAAAGGCGACCAAGGCGAGCCCGGCGCAATCGGACCTCGTGGCCTCAAAGGAGATGTGGGGCCGGAAGGTTCGCACGGCATTCAAGGACCAAAAGGTGACAAAGGTGATCAGGGGCCGGAAGGGCCAATGGGTCCTGCCGGGTCAGATGGCGGTCCAGGCCCTGTCGGGCCCATAGGGCCAAAGGGAGAAAAAGGCGATACCGGAGAAAACGGTGGACCCGGTCCAGCTGGTGGACGTGGTGAGAAGGGAGAGACCGGTCCTGCTGGCACAGATGGTCAAGACGGTCAAAAAGGCGACCCCGGTGCAGGTGTTGCGCCAGGCGGAGCAGTAGGTCAGATTCTGGCCAAGGCGTCAGAAGCTGACCATGATACGCATTGGGTTGACCCGCCTTCAGGAAGCGGTGGTGGTGCACCTACTGCAAAGACCATCCTTGATGTGGTCTGGCCCGTTGGAATGATCGTTCCTTTTTTTGACGCCTCTGACCCCAATGCACGTTATCCCGGCACCAGTTGGGAACGCCGTGATGATCTGGCCGACCGCTATCTGGTTGCTGGACAAAATGGGGGCAGCTTGGCAGCCGAGAGCGATATGAACCGCACATTACCTGCGCCGACAATCACTAACTCTGCACGCGGCAACAGGGGGACGACAGTTAACGTCGTCCGAAACTTCAATTTTAATGGTGCAGCGATCGATCTAACCCACAGCCACGCGTCGGTCACAGTCGCAGTCTGGCAACGCACGGCGTAGCGGTATGCGATCAGCAATGCCGCATTTGAAGTCCTCATCCAAATGACCAGACGAAAGGAACAAGATTTGCAGTTTAACTATGAGCACTGGCGTCGGCACGGTATCGTCGGGCATCTCTTCCACCTGAGAATCGCCGACATGCAAAACGACATCGAGCTAACACGCAAAATCCTCATTGCCATCCGAGAAAAGGATAATTTGCGTCCCGCTCCAATCCAAGTACCGGGCTATGAACCAGTTTTGGTGATGCGGCATGTAATACGCCTGCATGATGATGGAATGATCGAAGGAACCGTGTCCGAAGCCCTCGGAATGGAAGCGCCATTGGTCTTTGTGAGCGATATGACCACTGCGGGGCATAATTTTTTGGCCGCAATAGAGCAGCAAGACATTTGGAACAGGCTAAACAGCACCCTCAACCCCGCAGAGTTGGCAGCTTTCTCACTGCGGGAGATCGCAGGTCTTGCCAAAGAACTGGCACTGGCTGCCGCCAAAAAGAAGCTGGGGCTAAGTGAATAA